TTAAATGACCAGTTTTTTATACTCTTTTCCTCGAGTGTCATTATATTTATTCGTCATGATTACACTGGAGTGCCCAAGTAAAACTTGAGTGTCTATACCTTGCTCGCGATAAAGCCGCTCCGATAAAGATCGCTGTTCGTGGAAGCTCGGTGCCGTGCCGTTTTTCTCCCACTCGTACGCGACGCTATCTCTCGCTTTGCTAAATGCGACAGTTAAGGTTGCCGGTTTAACCATGCCGCCCCGCTTGGCTTTCCCTTTAGCGTGGTGATGATGCAACAAGTAAGGGCTCAGAACCTTGTCGCGGCACGAGGAGATCACCTCACCGAGTGAGATGCCAAGTGCGTTACAGCGTAACTCTAAAGGAATAGCCAGCTTGTATCCGGTCTTGCTTTGCTCGATACACAAACAACCTTCCTGGATGTCAGTAAACTTCATGTTGCATATATCAGACAGGCGCTGCCCGGTGATAATGGCGAGCTGCATACCGCGTTGAAGGAAATAATTATCTTTTTCTGCCGCGTTGAAGATAAGCATCCACTCCTCGAAAGTAAGCCTTTGCCGGCTGATCTTTACGTGGGGCTTCTTGCTGGAAAGCGCCGGGTTGAATCCAGGCGGGACTTCTCCGACTTGCTGCGCTTCCTTAAACACATCGATCGTAACCTTCCTGAAAATCTGCCCCATCCTGTTATGTCCCTTCTCTTTATAATCTTCCAGAATCGAAACAATATCCTTTACGGTAATCTCATCCAGCTGGCGTGGCCCAAAAGATTCCTCAAGAACCTTTAACGGTGAGACCTTTTGCTTGAATGTATTTAGCTTAATCTCGCCTTGTTGCAGCCGCTCTTCCTGAAGCTTTCTGTACCGGACCAAATACTCGCTGATCGTTGCGGCTCCGCCCAGGCGCTTGTTGATGTCATTTTTAGCGCGGATCAGATGCCTCATTTTTTGTTCGGCTAAACGGCTGTTAGCTTCAATGGCAATTTCTTTGGCGGTACTTTCATCGGTGCCGAGGCCGTGAAATTTCCCAGTAACAGGGTGCTTATACCGCCAGTAAACTTTTTTGGTGCGCGAGTCCAGAAAACAGGAAAGGCCTGGTATAGATACGTTATGTTTCCGAGGTCGCGCCATCTTCTAAAATCCTCCTCAGGAGCGGGTGATCCTGTTTCTTTATCTCTGGTTCTGCTGATAAGCCAACGAACCGGGCCGTGACCTCGACGCGCCAGCTTTTTCCCACTTTGCATGGGGGCGGTGAAATCATGCCGTTCTTGGCGTATTTGCAAAGGGTGGATGTCCCGGGTACCGGCTCTCCAAATTCGCGCTTTGCCCATTCAGATAATAGAACTAACCTGGACATCATCTTCTCCAGATAATGGCCCTTTGCAGGGCCAAAAGGTGAATAAAAGAAATCAGATTGCTGTCAGGCGTTGCCAGATAGCCGATACGTATTTGACCTGGTGGCGGGCGTCGGCCAGGGCGTTATGCTGATCGCCTTCAAAAGGGATGTCGTAGCGAGCATTTAGCCCAACCGCTTTACCCAGCTCAACGACGGTTCGCACGTCACGGTAGTTCCAGTGCGGGATCGGGAAGGGCTTGTCGGCTAACTCAAATGCTGCCTCCAGAAGAGAGCAATCAAACGAACTACCATTTCCCCAGAGCTGCACATTCTTAGAACCGTTGGCTGCGTTTTCAGCGATGAAGTCGAGAAGCTGCTCAAGCGCTTCTACCAGGCCGACCGTATCATCCACCACGATTGCAGATCGTGCTTCAGGCGATTGCTTCAGCCACCAGAGAATGGTGCTGGCGTCTGGCCTGGCCCCGAATGACATCGACGATTCGAGAGTAATCACCTGATAATATTCAGCACCGGTCATACCGCTGGCCGGGTCAAAGAATACGGCCCCTGCTGAAACGATCGGCGCGCCCGGTTTTTTACCCATGGTTTCGAGATCCACCATCAGGTGCGTGAACATGATTTCCGAATTTGTGGAATCAGGCTCCAGCGCTTCCAGTTCCTCTTTCAGACCCGCTTCCATCACCGCATAGGTTGCATCGCCAACCGCGGCGCCACAGTCAGGGCAACCGCTGCCACCTTCGGTACCACAGCCAGCACAGATGGTTCCCGCTACGGCATCTGTTTGCGCAGCAGTTGCATCAGCGCTTTCGCCTGGTGGAACCGCGCCAACACTTTCTCCTTTCGCCGGGTTAGTCTCTTCCATCTGCACATCGCTGGTGGTCTCCGTTACTGTTTCCGTTTTTTCGACTGCGTTTGAGAGGGTATTGATGACCGGGTCATTATTTGTACCCATTAGGCCATCGATAGAGAACACGCCGCCGCCGAGGTTCGCGACCTGCGTCTGGCTGTCGGCAATGGTCGCCTCATTTTTTTCCTGGTGGAGCTTTTCATCAGCAGCGCGTTGACGCATCTGCTCCACAATAGAAAGTGCACGTTCAGGGCATTTTTGTTCGCTTGGGTTATATGCGGAATGAAGCTCTTCCAGCGTTTCATCAACCTCCTGCCATGCTTCATCGACCATTTCTTTGGTAACGGCTTCCTGCGGCTGTGCATTGTTGGCATGAATAGGCATCAGCTCAGTCGCTTCATTGAAATTTGTCGTCATAGTTCGGTTAACGAACTCGAGGTGTGCAGCTGGAGTCAGGTGGATATTCTCTGGTGCGATGCGCACCAGGTTAAAAATAGCCGTGCGGTTCACTGCCAGGACACCAGGCTGATTGCGCAGAATTTTGCTCCATGATTTCCAGGGTTCTTCTTTGTTCGCGACAATCTCTTTGGCGCGGCGCAAAACACTGGAAGGGATTTCAAAATGGTGGAAATCCATCGGCAGCAGGGCGCAGGCGATCTCCAGATCGAGGGTGCAGCTCAATGCCAGATGCACTACGAACGGAGCGACCAGCACCACCGGCCTGGATGATGGCACCGGCCCCCGACTTACTGACTCCGCTGAACGAGATTATTTCACCCTCAGAGAGCGGATCGAAACCGCCACAAAGCAAATAGCCGGGCTGCAGCAGTACGTCAGCGAGCAATGTCTAAGGTAATTCAGTCTACATTTAAAGTCTGACAACTTTGAACGGGGTGGAATTGTGCAAAACGACAAAGAAGATCATCTTAAACAGGCGTTACTGGTAGTCCTGTCCCTTAATGAGGATTCAGGCCTCAGCCTGGATGGGGTCGTGAATGATGTACGCCGGGTAATGAATGAGGGCGGCAAGTACAACCATTACTGCCCTGATGGCGCTGAAGAAATATGTGGCATCGTTAAAAAAGCAGTAGAAGAGGTTAAGGCTAAACGCAAAAAGCACTGATGTTCAGTAGCCATAAAATAGCGCAATTGCGATTGCGCTGATGATGTCCTTTTCATTCCGCCAACACATACAGTTAGCCACGCTGTGACGCATTACAAAGCTGGATTGACGTTGGCATTGTTTAAGTTATTGATTGAACTTAATTATTACGTAATCTAAGGTTATTGCCGGACTGCAAACAAGAGGTGGATATGGAAGAGATAATTGTAACTATCATCGGCAGCAATTTTCCTGCTATGTCAGCAAGCAGAATCTATGATGAAGAGGATGAAATTGAATACATTGAGATTAAGGGTGATAGCATAAGTCAGGAGCTTTTCAAAAATATTAGCCAAGGTACGAGTGTAGAGATCTACTCGCAGCTTAAATCTTTGGGCTTTTACACGCTTATAACAGCAACCGTCGATATGGTTTTGCTCGCTAAGGGTGATATCGCTGGGCTTCTAAAGAAGAAGAACGATTTTAAATAAGACGCCTGCGGGCGGTTATTAAGCTATCAGCCTGGATGATGAAAAAGAAAAAACCCTCATGAGCAGGAAACCCGGTCTGCTCATGAGGGCATGCAAGTGCATATTCGTTACAAGTTTATTATGCGCATGCCAATTAGAAGGGGTCATAGGACTTCTCTCATAGTCGAAGTGTGACGTAATGAATTGCTCAACAAAAGCCCTCTTCCTGAGGGCAACGGTGTCGTTCTTACTGAATATTCATTCCGTTTTGATGTTTGCTCGTGGTACCTGGTATTCGCTTCTGAAATTTCTCTTGGTGCTACAGCATTCCAGGTACTAACAAATTTTAATTCTGACGCACAGGACTTATACAAAAGGCGCAGGCACCCAAGTTTAACAGTAATCCGAAGCCGGAGGTGCCGAAGAAAACGAACTTTCCATATCCCTTCTGGCGGATAAATCGAAAATATACCTTGTAGGGGGATAAACTACGCTTATCGGTAGGCAGGCACTTTTCACAGGCGATAATGCTTTACTAAAAGGTTTGCAGATTTATCCTAATAGCTCTTTTTTAAATGGAGTTAGGTTAATGAAATTCCTTTGGGCAATTTGTATCGTATGTGGGATAGTTGGTTTTATTGAGGGTATTGTTGCTGTATTTGGAGCTGTAAGCGCACCACAGCAGGCAGCTGGCGCAGCTATGGGTGTTGCCTGGGCTGTCATCCCATACTGCATCTGCCGTGCTATCCAGCAGATGAGACCGCAGGAAGTTGTGCTCAAGAAAGACGAATAAGCATCTGGCGGTTGGTTAAGTACAGCCTCGCAAAAGCGGGGCTTTTTTACGTGCATAGCATGCCTAGCAAAACGGAGACTGTCAGCACTTCGTTACTTTGAAACAACCTGACCGTTTAAATAAGCTCGAAATCAATTGGGGGTGTTAGACGTCCAGATGTCGAAATGGGGGCGCCGATGCGGTGCACAATAATGCTAATGATATTTATTATCATTTGCGGGTCCTTTCCAGCATATCGGCCTGTTACGGGGCGTCGACCTCGCAGATTCTCGCTATTTATGAAAATTTTCAGGTATTTGCCGTTTCCGTTCTTCTTCTGGCTATCTCGCTGTTTTTACTGAAAACACCCCTTCAAAAGAAAGGAAATGGTGAAGCCCAGGAAATGGTGATTTGGCGTCTGTCGTTTCCTTTCTCTGTTTTATGCAAGGAGTGAGCAATGGAGGTTAACAAAAAAATCTTATCCGAGATTTTCGGCGTCAGCGTTCGCACGATTCAGAACTGGCAGGATCAGGGGATGCCGGTAGCGCGTGGAGGCGGGAAGGGAAATGAGGTGCTGTATAATTCCGCCGCCGTTATCGAATGGTATTCAGCGCGTGACACTGCGATTGAAAATGAAAAATTACGGAAGGAGGTCGAAGACCTGCGGATTGCTTCAGAGTCTGACCTTCAGCCAGGAACGATTGAATATGAGCGGCACCGTCTCACCCGAGCACAGGCTGACGCTCAGGAACTTAAAAATGCAAAAGAGTCCGCTGAGGTGGTGGAGACCGCATTCTGCACGTTCGTGCTGTCGCGGATAGCCGGAGAAATTGCCAGTATTCTCGATGGAGTGCCTCTGTCGGTTCAGCGGCGCTTCCCGGAACTGGAAAACCGACATATTGATTTCCTCAAGAAGGACGTCATTAAGGCCATGAACAAAGCAGCTGCGCTGGATGAAATGATACCGGGGTTGCTGAGTGAATATATCGAACAGTCAGGCTAAGGGGTTGCAGCACTCTGTGAGTGCGGGACTCCGTTCGCTTTTCCGGCCCGAGCCGCAGACAGCTGTTGAGTGGGCAGACGATAACTATTACCTCCCGAAAGAGTCTGCTTATCAGGAAGGGCGCTGGGAAACCTTACCCTTCCAGCGTGCGATCATGAATGCCATGGGCAACGACTATATCCGTGAAGTAAATGTCGTGAAATCTGCCCGTGTTGGCTACTCAAAGATGCTGCTCGGGGTGTATGCGTATTTCATCCAGCATAAGCAGCGAAACTCCCTTATCTGGTTGCCGACTGACGGTGATGCCGAAAACTTTATGAAGTCGCATGTCGAGCCGACAATCCGTGATATTCCCACCTTGCTGGCGCTGGCTCCCTGGTATGGCAAAAAACACCGGGACAATACCCTCAGTATGAAGCGTTTTTCAAACGGGCGTGGATTCTGGTGTCTGGGGGGAAAGGCCGCAAAAAACTATCGCGAGAAATCCGTCGATGTGGCGGGCTATGACGAACTGGCCGCCTTTGATGAAGATATCGAGAAAGAGGGCTCCCCGACCTTTCTGGGTGATAAGCGTATTGAGGGCTCGGTCTGGCCCAAGTCCATCCGCGGATCCACGCCAAAAGTCAGGGGCACCTGCCAGATTGAGCGTGCCGCGAAAGAGTCGCAGCACTTTTTGCGGTTCCACGTTCCCTGCCCGCATTGCGGGGAAGAGCAGTACCTGAAATTCGGCGATAAAGAGACGCCGTTCGGCTTCAAGTGGACGCCGGGTGAGCCTGCCAGTGTGTTTTACCTTTGCGAGCATATCCCAATACAGCGCTGCTATATATCGAGGTCGATGCCAGCCAGTTTACCAGTGGCGCGCCGAAGGTGACCTGCAGGCCGAAGGGCAAACTGGTACATGTCCCGGACTCCTACGACCCGGTTACGCGCACCTACAGCGGCACCTGGTCCGGTGGCTTCAAAATGGCCTACACCAACAACCCGGCCTGGGTATTTTACGATCTGGTGCTGGATGAGATTTACGGCATGGGCACCCGCATCGATGCAGGCATGATCGATAAGTGGGAGCTGTACGCCATTGCGCAGTACTGCGATCAGAAGGTGTCGAACGGGGCGGGTGGGACCGAGCCGCGCTTCACCTGCAATGTCTACATCCAGAGCCAGCAGGACGCCTACACCGTTCTCAGCGATCTGGCGGCGATATTCCGCGGGATTACCTTCTGGGGCAACGACCAGATTTACGTGCGCGCGGATGTGCCACAGGATGAGGTTGATTTTACCTACCACGCATCTAACGTCATCGACGGGCTGTTTACCTACGGCGGCGGCAGTTACAAAAACCGCTACTCATCTGCCCTGGTCTCCTGGTCTGATCCCCAGAACCATTACAGCGACACCACAGAGAGTGTCTACGACTCTGACCTCGTTAAGCGGTACAGGGTCAACCAGATGTCGATGACGGCGATTGGCTGCACATCCCAGAGCGAAGCGCACCGCCGGGGCCGCTGGGCGCTGCTGTCTAATGCGCGCGACGGAACGGTGTCATTTGGCGTGGGACTGGATGGTTATATTCCCCTGCCCGCAGAAATTATCGGTATCGCGGATCCGTTCCGTGCCGGCAAACAGAACGGCGGGCGTATCCGGGCGGTGAGCGGGCGTAATGTCACGCTTGATCGCCCTGCTGACTATGCCGCTGGCGACCGCCTGGTGGTCAACCTGCCGGACGGCAAGGCGCAGACGCGGACAATCGCGTCCGTCAGCGCAGACAAACAGACGGTGACGGTCACCACCCCCTTCAGGCTGCCGCCTGAGTCCGGTGCAGTGTGGGCCATCGACAGCGATAACCTGGCTATCCAGTATTTTCGCGTGACATCCATCCGGGCTAACGACGACAGCAACGGTGGTTTCACGATCACCGCGGTTCAGCATGACCCGAATAAATACCGCTATATCGATGACGGCGTGCGCATCACCCCGGCACCGGTCACCGTCACGCCGGTAAGTGTTTTGCCGGCACCGAAAAACATTACCCTCACTGAAACCGACCACATTGAGCAGGGACTTACCGTTGCCACCATGAATGTGTCCTGGGACAGGGTGGATGGCGCTATCCGGTACCAGGCGCAGTGGCGCAAGGATAATGGCGACTGGATAAACGTGCCGGTGAGCAGCGCCCAGGGATTTACCGTGCAGGGGATTTACACCGGGAGTTATGACGTGCGGGTGCGTGCACTGAACGCACAGGAATCAGGCTCTCCGTGGGGCTACGCCGATACGACTTACCTCACGGGCAAAACCGGCAAACCTGGCACGCCGCAGAGCCTGCTGGCGAGCGACGATGTCGTCTGGGCTATCGACATCACCTGGGCTTTCCCGGATGGCTCTGGTGATACGGCATACACCGAAATTCAGCGCGCCACCACTGAAGACAAGGCTAACCCACAATTACTGGCGCTGGTGCCATATCCGGCCACGCATTACCAGCATGGCCCGATGCGGGCGGGCGTCAGTCAGTGGTACCGCGCGCGCCTGGTCGATCGCATCGGCAACACCGGCGACTGGACCACGTGGGTGGCGGGCCAGTCCAGCTCGAAAGCCAGTGATTACCTCGACATGATCGGCGACACGCTCGAGCAGACCGACGGCTATAAAAACCTTGTCTCAGACATCGCTGACCTCAGTGGCGATATTCAGTCAGCGCGCGACGACATCAGCAAAGTCACGACAGAGTCGGCGGCAACCAAAGCAGGCCTGGCACAGGAGGTCACGGACCGTAAGAAAGCCATCACCGACGAGGCAACGGCGCGCGCCCAGGCGCTGCTGACCGAGAAGAACGCGCGCGTCGCGGATATCAGCAACGTCAATCAGACGATCCAGACCACCACCGAGTCGCTGGCGCAGCAGATTGGGCAGATTTCTGCTGGCACCGGCTCGCAGTTCGACCCGGCCAAAAACTGGTACTTCGATTCGACGGTAGAGGGCTGGACCGGGAACGGGACCCCGACCATTGTTGACGGTTGGATCCGTCCGGCGAACCATGCCACCGATCCATGGGTGGCGTCTCCCGGTTCACTGGGAGTTAACTCGTCGTCCTATCGCTTCGTTAAACTGCGCATCAGGAAGTTCGGGGCGCCGGGCTGGGCGGGGCAGCTGCGGTGGCGTGGTACCGGTGGTTTTAACGACACCAACATGTTAACTGTGGCTGAGCCTGCATACGACGCGAACGGGATCGCCACGCTGGAGTTCGACAATATCCCCTGGCTAACTGAAGCCACGATGAATCAGTTCAGGCTGGATCTGTCCACTAAGCAGGATGCGACGAACTACTACCTGATTGACTGGGTGGCGCTCGGGCGGCCTACGCCCGGTGCAGGTATGGCGGCGCTGCAGCAGGAAACGACAGCACGTGTCGCTGGCGACCAGGCGGAGTCCACAGCGCGCGAGACGCTGGCGACGCAGATCCGGGGCGGCTATACCGGTGACGATCCGTCAAAACTGGCATCGGGTCTGCTGTACACCGAACGCCAGGCGCGCATCACGGCGCAGGAAGCGGAGGTGACAGCCCGGACGGCGCTGGAAGCGACCGTTAACGCCAACAAAGCCAGCGTGACGCAGGAGCTGGCAATGCTGACGACTGAGCAGGAGGCGCAGGCCACCACGTTGTCGGGCCTGCAGACCACCGTCGGGAAAAATACTGGCGATATCACGCGTATCGATAAAGCCGTCGCTGATAATAATAAAGCCCAGACTACCGCGCTGGCTGAGGTTAAGGCAGCAACCGACAAGAACACAGCTGCCATCAGCACGGAAACCACGGCCCGCACGGATGGTGACTCCGCGCTGGGGCGTCGTATCGACAGTCTGAAGGTTGACGTGGACGGCAACACTGCCAGCCGCGACGCCGGTATTGTCGGCAGCGTCAGCAACGCTCTCGCCAACTTCATGGCTTTCTCCGATCAGCGCGTCACGTTTGCCGTTGGCGAAACAAAAACGCAGGCCGATATCACCGAGACCCGGAAGACCGCCGCGGATGCCACAAGCGCTGTAGCTGAGCAGGTCACGACGCTTAAGGCCAGGGTTGAGCAAAACGGCCAGACTAACGCCGCAGCCATCACGCGCATTGATAAAGCCGTTACTGATTTATCAAGCGCAACGGCCATCAGTATTCAGCAGGTCACGGCAGCAATCGGCGATACCAATACCAGTGTGCAGACGACCAGCCAGGCTGTTGCTGATATCAACGGCAAGCTCTCCGCGCAATGGGGCGTTAAAGTCCAGGTGGAGGCGAACGGTGTTAAACGCATCGCGGGTATCCAGCTGGGCATTGACGGTACAGGGGCCTCAAACTTCCTGATTTCTGCCGATACGTTCGCGGTTTATAACCCGACGACGAACGGGCAGGAGCTGGTGTTTGCTTCGACCGGCGGCCAGATGTTCATGCGTTCGGTGTTCATCCAGGACGGTTCTATCGACAACGGCAAGATCGGGAATTATATCCAGTCCAGCAACTGGGACGGGACCGGCAATGTCGGCTGGCATATCAATAAATCCGGGTATGCCACGTTTAACGGCGTGACCGTTCGCGGGACGATTTATGCCACCGACGGGAGTTTCAGGGGCAGAGTTGAGGCGACCAGCGGGAGCTTCAGGGGCACGGTAGAGGCAACGTCTTTCATTGGAGATGTCGCCAACACAGGGGTGTATCCCGACTCCAGCAACCGGTCTAACAATGCCGTTTCTACCAGTGTAGCCATGGCATACACCGACTCCAGCAATAACGGGCTGAATAAAAACGCCGTCGTGGAGGCGTTGATATATGTCAGAGGGACTACAGGCGCGGTCGGGAGTACAGTTAACATAACTATCGCGGGTAACGTTCGCACGTTCACTTTTGACGTTCCTGTTGGTGGGCTTTGGTTCACTGCACGTCATGCTGCAACTGGGTTGACCGGGCAACGTATCGACGCAAGCATTTTCGTTTCTTCCAGTAATGCAACCGTGGCAATTTATGCACCAACTATCACTGTGACCCGCGGTACCGGCTCCTTCTCCTGATCCCTACAACCTCAGACCATCCAACCCAGCTCCGGCTGGGTTTTTCATTTTAAGGACATCACGAATGGCCACACTTGATGACGATTTAGCGAAAGCCGTCACGGAAGGGTTTCGCCTGGCGCAAAGCAGTATCATCAACCAGGACCTTATTTTATCGGGTGCCGGTGATGTCACCGTAACCCTGGCAGACGGCTCGAAAAAGACGGGTCCCAGCTGGACGAAGCTGATCGCCCAGGCCGGTGCGGCAGGAGCCAGCGCTGCTGCTGCCAAAACCTCAGAAACGAACGCAAAAACCTCTGAGACGAATGCGAACTCATCAAAGACCGCAGCAGCAAGCAGCGCTTCAGCAGCCAAGACCAGCGAATCGAATGCCAAAACCTCCGAGACGAACGCAAAAACGTCTGAGACGAATTCCAAAACGTCGGAGACCAATGCTGCTAATAGCGCCAGCAATGCCGCTGCATCTCTGGCCGCCGCGCAGAAACTCACGTCCGTACCCTATGAGGCTCCACCATATCCAGACGTCTGGTTGCCGCTTAATGATGATATGCGGCTTAAGGAAGGCATTGCACCATATGACACGTTGACTATTTCCGGGCAGGTACTGGAGCTGCCAACTAAATCGGCGCTGTTAACCCGCTCAACTACCGGGACCTATTACGATAAATCAGGACTGATGAAGTTAGCCGATATTAATGAACCTCGCCTTGACAAGCAGGGTCTTATGATCGAATCAGGTGCAACTAATCTATATACGTATTCAGAGACTATTGGTGCCGGAAGTGGTGTCACGGCGACTAATAATGCCGGAGTTTCTCCAATGGGTGATAATACAATGTCGCTTATCACTGAAAATACGGCGAACACTGAACACTATGCGGGTGATCGGAATATAGTTTTAACAGCAAATACAGTTTATTGCTTTTCTGTTTTTGTTAAAGCTCACACTAATTCCCGAAATTTATATTTGCGCATTGCCTCTGGTAGTACAGCAGGAGTTTTCTTTGATCCCGTAGCAGGGGCGTGGTCTGGAAACGGAACGGGTGCGGCTTATTCTGATCGCGGATTCGAGGATATTGGAAACGGTATTTATCGCGTCTGGATAACGTTCATCGCTGCCGCAAGCCAGAGTACAGTCATTCGTATTCAATTAGCGAACGGTGTTACAGCAAGCTATACAGGTGATGGAAGATCCGGTTTATATGTCTGGGGTGCGCAACTCGAAGAGTCGCCAGCACCTACCTCATATATCAAGACAATATCCGCCACTGTCACTCGCGCTCCAGATTTATGGGATATGTCGAGCATCAATGCCGGATACCGGACTCTTGCTGACAAATTCAAGCGCACTGTCGCGTTTGAATTCGTAAGTAAAATGGCTCCTTCTACAAGCTATGCGGAGGTGTTACGGAACGGCGGGGTAAGCAATGACATTATTTGCCGACTTCTGCCATCCAACCGGCTTGCGTCTTACAGAAGCTCTGGGGGGATCACAGTTAATATGGATCAAACCCTGTCAGGGGTTTATGTCCATAAAGTTGTAGGAGATGTGGTTACCATTTATTGGGATGGCAAAAATGCCACGGCAACGTCTCTTCCGGTGGGAACGACGCAAACACCGACCAGATTAGGTAATAACACGCCAAACTCAGTCGCCAAATTCGTGTATTACATTCGCAATCTGCGCATCTGGCACCGCGCATTAACTGATAACCAAATTAATGGACTCCGATAATGAGAGACTTATATCTGCGCTTCGCTGGCGCCGACGAAATGCGCACGCAGTTAATCGCGACGGGTCTTATGGATGAGGGGCAGGGGATGTTATCTCATCCTGACATCAGCCTGGATATCGTCGGCGTTATCACTGTACCTGCTGAAGTTATCAATCCCGGTGAAGAAAACGAAGTTATCAAGTACACCACCGAACCCGGCTGTCACGTCAATTTGCGGGTAATGAATGACTCGCTCGATTTATCCGGGCTGAACAACTTTGTGGTTAAACCGAAAACACCGGCTCGCGTGTGGGCGTAAGGAATTAAGTCATGGCAAACAGAATAGATACGGCTGAATTAAGCAGAGCCATTGCTGCCTGGACATCCACCATCAATGACGCGTCTCTGCCGGGGGGCGGGAGTACGGTTTATGGCGGATTCATAAAGTCACAGTACACCGTAAATGGTGTTGAGAAGATATCCGCCCAACTCCAGATCGTGAAACGCATCGAATGG